AAAAAGGAAGAAAAAAATCTTACCAAGATATAAATAGTTTGATATAAGTAAAGTTTTTGCGGAAAACACCGGTATTTATATATAAAAATAAATTATAATAAATTAATATTAAAAAAATATGGCAACTAACAGTAAAATTTTCGTTTCACCTGGTGTCTATACTTCAGAAGTAGATTTAAGTTTTGTGGCACAGAGTGTTGGTGTTACAACTTTAGGGATTGTCGGAGAAACTTTAAAAGGTCCAGCATTTGAACCAATCTTTATAAAAAACTTTGACGAATTCCAATCCTACTTTGGTGGTACAACACCTGAAAAATTTGTTAATACACAAATTCCAAAATATGAGGCGGCTTATATCGCTAAATCCTACTTACAACAATCAAATCAATTGTTTGTTACAAGAGTATTAGGTTTATCAGGATATGATGCAGGACCATCTTGGTCTATAATTACAAGTGCAAATTTAGATCCAGCAACATTAACACCATATTGTTTAAGTGCAGTTACCCCTTCTGGTTCTTGTGAACCTGTTTGTGTATTGGCTAAAACAATTCCTTTCACAGTAACGTTTACGGGATGTTCAAACAGTGCATCATCAGTTGAATTTGGTTTATTCCCTGATGAGATCGAAGATATTTTAACTAATCAATATGAACAATTTAATGGTAGTACCTCAACATTGTTAAACGATTTACAATTCTTCACATACCAAAGAATATTAAACCCACCTTCAGAAAATACGTCTATTGCATATTTTGGTACAATTGACGGAGATGATTATGATGTGTTATCAACAGGATATACCGCATCTACAAACGTGTTTAATGTTCCATCACCATCAAGTTCATTAACTGATTTTACATCACCATTTAATGATCCTTGGTATTATGCGTTATTTGAAAATACAGGAAATGGTTTATATACAGGTTATTCTTTTTGGAATGTAGTTACAGGTTTAACTTTAATTAATCCTATTACAACAACAACTTCAACATTACCAATACCAACACCAACTCCAAATCCTTGTGTTACCCCTACACCTGTTGTACCAACAACTACAACTACAACAACTGTTTTAGATTGTTATTCAGGTACCGTTGTGGGTATGATTTATGTTTATAGTGGTAATTCATATACAGAGTATGATGATATGGTTGTTGCAACTTTAAGATCAAGAGGTATTGCCGACTATAGTGATGATGTTAATCCAAGATTTGAAATAACAGGTTTAACAGATGTTAACATTGATTGTACAGGACAATATGATGACGTACTTAAAAATCCTTTTGCAAAATTCGTAATAAACGCAACAAATTACCTTGGTAATAATTTTAGTTTTGTAACTTCTTTCTCTAATTCAGATTCCGAATATATTTCTAAAGTGTTTGGAGGTAGTAATTTTGGTAAACCAAGAAACGTAGTTCCTTTATTTGTTGAGGAAAGATTCCAATCATTATTAAGATGGGCATACAATAAAGGTTATATTAGAGGTTTAAAATGTGATTTAATATCTTTACCTGAAGCACAAAGTGAAGACCCAACATCAATTGGATGGTATTTAGAAAAATATCAATCACCTGAAAGTCCATGGGTTGTTTCTGAATTAAGAGGTTCTAAAGTTTATAATCTATTTAAATTCTATACAATTTCTGATGGTAATAGTGCAAATACAGAAGTTAAAGTATCAATATCTGATATCTCATTTGCAAATGAAACATTTACGGTTTTAGTTCGTGATTATTATGATACAGATTCTAACCCTGTTGTTGTTGAGAAATTTACTAACTGTTCTATGAACCCAAGTGAAAATAACTTTATAGCTAAAAAAATAGGTACGTTAGACGGTGAATACGAATTAAAGTCAAGATACGTAATGGTAGAAATGAATGAGGATGCTCCTATTGATTCTTTACCTTGTGGTTTTGAGGGATACAATTTTAGAGAGTATTCAGGAGCAAGATCTCCATTCCCTATTATTAAAACAAAATATGATTTCCCTGGTGAATTAGTATTTAATCCTCCGTTTGGTACTCCATCAGGAACTGATGATGCAGGACTTTCTTCGGGAGATAATATTAGAAAAACTTACTTAGGATTTTCTACAAGTGCAGATTATGGATACGATCCTAGTTTCTTTGAATACAAAGGAAAAAGAAACCCGTCCAACATATGTTTCGCCACTGAATCTTCTCCTTGGTTATATAGAACAAGAGGTTTCCACATGGATAAAAACGCAAGTGGTATCACAATTGCAAATGTATTTGCAACAAGTGGAACTCCTAGGTTCTACGCAGGAGCGGCAGACTTTAGTAGTGAACCTACAGTTGAGACAAACCCATACTATAGATTATTCGCTCGTAAATTTACAGTATTAGTACAAGGTGGATTTGACGGTTGGGACATTTACAGAGAAAGAAGAACAAACGCCGACAAATACCAATTAGGTAGAACAGGTTACCTTAACGGAGCTTGTGCTACAACAAGATATCCAAACGCAATTGGTTGGGGAGCGTTCAAACAAATCACTGTTGGTGATGGAACAAGAGAATACGCAAATACCGATTATTACGCATATTTGTTAGGAATTAGAACATTTGCTAACCCTGAAGCGGTTAACATTAACGTATTCGTAACTCCTGGTATTGATTATGTAAATAATAGTGACCTTGTTGAAGACACTATTGATATGGTTGAGAATGATAGAGCGGATTCATTGTACATTACAACAACACCTGATTACAATTTGTTATTACCAACAACAACAGGTATTGACGGATTAATTTACCCACAAGAGGCAGTAGATAATCTTGACGGTACGGGAATCGACTCTAACTACACGGCCACTTATTACCCTTGGGTATTAACTCGTGATAGTGTAAATAATACTCAAATTTATTTACCACCAACCGCTGAAGTAACAAGAAACTTGGCGTTAACTGATAACATCGCGTTCCCTTGGTTCGCAGCGGCGGGTTACACTCGTGGTATTGTTAACTCAATTAAAGCACGTAAGAAGTTGACTCAAGAAGATAGAGATGTTTTATATCTTGGAAGAATTAACCCAATTGCAACTTTCTCAGATGTAGGTACGGTAATATGGGGTAACAAAACTTTACAAGTTAGACAATCAGCCCTTGATAGAATCAACGTTAGAAGATTGTTATTACAAGCACGTAAATTAATATCTGCGGTTTCAGTTAGATTACTTTTCGATCAAAACGATGAAAAAGTAAGACAAGATTTCTTAAATGCGGTTAACCCTATTTTAGACGGAATCAGAAGAGACAGAGGTCTTTACGACTTTAGAGTAACGGTTTCAAGTGACACTGCTGATTTAGATAGAAATCAAATGACAGGTAAAATTTACATCAAACCAACAAGATCGTTAGAGTTCATAGATATTACATTCTTTATAACACCAACGGGAGCTTCTTTCGAAGATGTTTGATAAATAAAAAATCTAAATTTAAAAGAGGGGTAATTCCCTCTTTTTTTTTATACATATGACATATTTATATGATATGAATTATTACAAATTTTTAGCAAAAAAAATATTAAAAGAAGTGGTTGATCAAAAATCAACAAATTATGCTTCTAAATATTACGCTTTTGATTGGGATGATAACCTCATGAAAATGCCAACTAAAATTTATTTTAAAGATGAGGACGGTAATGTTATAGGAATGAATACGGAGGATTTTGCTGAGTATCGAACTTTAATAGGAAATCCTTTTGAGTATGAAGGACAAACTATAGTTGGTTATGATACAGACCCATTTAGAGACTTTAGTGTTACGGGAGATAGAAAGTTTTTAGAAGATATCAAACAAGCACCAATAGCGTCTAAGGAAGTATGGAATGACTTTAAAGAGGCTATTAACAATGGTTCTGTGATTGCAATTGTAACCGCTAGAGGACATTCACCGGCAACACTTAAAAAGGCCGTTAAATATATTATAGAAAATAATATGTACGGTATTGAAAAAAGTGAGTTGGTTAGACATTTAAAGGAATACAGGAGACTTTCGGGATTAAAACAAATTGAAAATGAAAGTTGGTTAATAACTGATTACTTGGACAGATGTCAATTCTCTCCCGTGTCTTACGGTAGTGGATCTGCGTCAAACCCAGAAGAGGCCAAATTTAATGAATTATTAAAATACTACAATAAAATGATGAGGTCGTCCAAAAAATTCCAAAAGGCTCAATTTGTAAATCACGTTAACACAGGTAAAGAGTCTATTGGAGGAGGTCTATTTAAATTCAATAAACCTTCATTTGGTTTTTCAGATGATGATGAAAGAAATGTACAATCAGTAAAGAAAAGATTTTCAGATATAGGTAATAAAGATTTAAATATATATTTAACTAAAGGAGGTGAAAAAAGATTATATGAGCACCGGTCTAGTAGAAGAATATTTTAAAAAAAACTTGAAGTAAATAGAAAAATTTTTTCTACCGTATATTTATAATAAAAATAAAAATAAACTTAAATTAAAAAATTGAAAACATGGCTGATCTTTTAATGAAAATGCCGATACCGTATGAACCAAAAAAACAGAACCGATTTATATTGAGGTTCCCTACTGATTTGGGTATCAATGAATGGTTCGTTCAAACTGCATCAAGACCAAAAATTACCATAACACCAAATACAATAAAATTCCTTAACACTGAAACATATGTTGCAGGTTCATTTAGTTGGGGTGATATTACTGTTAAGATGTTGGACCCAATTGGACCTTCATCAACCCAAGCGGTTATGGAATGGGTAAGATTGGTTGCGGAATCAGTAACTGGTCGTATGGGATACGCTGCAGGATATAAAAGAAATGTAGATTTAGAAATGTTAGATCCTACAGGGGTTGTAATTGAAAGATGGATTCTAGTTAACGCTTTCCCAACAAGTGCCGATTTTGGTTCAGTTGGTTATGGTACTGACGGTCCTGTTGAAGTTTCAATGACCTTAAAGATGGATAGAGCAATTCTTGTTTACTAAAAAATCTTTTTACATATAAAATATTTAATCCATATTGTCTTGAACGGTATGGATTTTTATTTACTATAAAACAAATGTAATTATTTTTATAATAAAAAAGTATATGGAAAATGAAATTTTATATGGACAGACTAATTTTAATTTACCTCACGATGTTGTTGAGTTACCGTCTAGAGGTTTATATTATAAAAATAAAAAATCTGGGGTAAAAATTGGTTACTTAAACGCAACAGATGAGGACGTTTTAAGTTCGGGAGTAAAAAATAATAATTTATTAATAACTTTGTTAAGAAATAAATTATATGAACCTGAAATAAAACCTGAAGATCTTTTGGATGGAGACATTGAAGCAATTTTAATCTTCTTAAGAAATACGTCATTCGGTCCTGAGTACACAATAAATTTAATGGATCCCGCAACAGGAAAGATGTTCCAACACACTTTTATTATTGATGAGATTAATTTTAAAAAACCAAACACAACACCAAACGAAGACGGTACTTTTACAACGACTTTACCAAGAACTGGAGCGACAGTTAAATTAAGACTTTTAACTTTGGGAGATAAGACTAAAATTACTGATATGGAAACCAAATATCCTAAAGGTAGAGTTGCTCCATTAACAATATGGACACTACAAGAACAAATTGTTGAATTAAATGGTGAATCAGATAGAGGTAAAATAATTGAGTTTGTTCAGAACATGCCAATTATGGATTCAAAATATATAAAAAGATTCATTTCACAAAATGAGCCAGGGTTAGATTTAACCTTAGAAGTAATAGCCCCGTCTGGAGAAAACGTATCGACCTCGATAACGTTTGGGGTTGACTTTTTTCGGCCTTTCTTTGACATATAAACAATATCTATTAGATCAATATATATTTTTAGCGAAATTTCTTAGAATGTCATATTCTGATTTTCTTAAAGTACCAACATATCAAAGAAATTATATGATAGATAAGGTTATTGAAATGAATAACCCAAAACAATAAAATAGGTATTTATAAAATAAAAAGAATATGATGATGTTTTTTGCTTCGGGTACTACTTTTGATTCTGGGACAGGAAAAGATTTTGCAGATGCTCTAAAGAAAAATTTAACCGGAATCCAAGAGATGGTTGAAAACATCGATAAAGAGTTTTCAAAAATGGCCAGCTCAATTGGGGCCGGTAGGGAACAGGCATTTCTTTTAAAACAAACTCTTACAGAAGGTCTTACCGAAATTACAAGATTAGGAGGTAGTGTAGACTCAATAGTAAAACAACAATCGGCGTTATTTGAAACATTTGGAACTCAAATAGTTTTAAATAAAAACGCAACAGATGAATTATTTGCAACAACACAGGCAACAGGAATTGAATCAAAAGTCTTATTTGAAAATTATGCAAATTTAGGTAAATCAATTTATGAGGCGAACTCTGAGATGGCAAACATAATGGAGAGTGCTAATCTTATTGGTGTTAATGCTAAGGCAGTTGCCAATGCGGTTAGTACAAACATGTCCGCATTATCTAAATTTAATTTTAAAGACGGGGTTATGGGACTTGCCGACATGGCAGCCAAATCTGCGGTTTTAAGAGTTGATATGGGTAAGGCGGTTAGTTCGGCTGAACTACTTTATAAACCTGAAAAGGCTCAAGAATTTGTAAACACACTATCAAGATTGGGGGCAACAGGTTCTTCTGAACTGATGAATGTTGAAAGGGTTAGGTTCTTGGCAAGAAATGAACCCGCAAAACTACAAGAAGAGATTGCAAAAATGTCATCAAAATTTGTTGACGAAACAGGTAAAATGTCTGCAATCGGTATGGACTTTTTAAAAGAAATAGAAACTGCGGCAGGTTATAGTGCTGACGAGTTAGCGAAAATGGGTATCTCAATGTCACAACTACAAGATAAACAAGATTTAATTAATACAACAGGACTCCAAATTGCCGACCCTAAAGAGATGGAGAAACTTACCAACTTACTTACCAAAGGTAAAGATGGTAAATTTGAAGTTACGTATGAACAAGATGGACAACAAGTTACGAAGGCACTTCAAGACATGAATGCCTATGAAAAAACAAAATTACAAGATTTCTTATCGTCCCAAAATAAACAAATAAAAGAAACATTTGAGGCAAAACCTGGTGAGGATAAAACTTTAATAAAACTTGTGGAATCCCAAATGGATGTGAACACTAAATTTAATCAAACATTAAAAGCTTTAGAAACTGTAATTCCATCTCAAATCGCCGGATCTAAAACAGGAGAAAAAATGATAGCCCAAATTGCGGAAAGCACTGATAAGTTGGCTAACGTATCCTTAACCCAACTTGATAAATTAAGTGATGAAGCCGGACAAATTATTGATAAAAAAATTGAATTGATTGGAGATGCGGTTACTAAAATAACGCCTAAATTAGAGGGTATTGCAAATACAGTAGAATCAAGTATAGGTATTATGTTGGCCGGAATGACAACCGCTTTGGATGGTTTTACAAATGCTATAGGTAGTGTTACTACGTTTTTAACCAATACATTTAATTTAGATGACTTTATTAGTTTACCTGGTAATGATAGATTAATTATGGGACCTGAAGGATCAATAGGTAGAATAAATGATAAAGATACTATTATATCAACTACAGATGGACCAAAAAGTGAAGATGAGGTTAAGATGATGATGGACCTTATTAAAAATCCGCAAGGATCCGTTACTCCGGCAACAATAGAAACAAAACCCATTTTAACAAATGAGACTATGGGAATGTCCTCAATAGAAAAACAAAGAGAAAAATCTTTAACGGATATTATGATGACTATGGGTATAGACAAAAGAGAAGTTGAAACAACGGCAAAAGAAATAAAGTCGACAAACGATATTAACCATAAATTGGATATGACAATTGATTTAAAAAATGTGCCAACAAATATGAATCAAAACGAATTAAAAGGCGTTCTTGAGACAATGATACTTAAACCCGAATTTTTAGATAAAGTAAGGGCGGCAACAAAATCAATCGAAGGAACAAGTTTTTATTAAAAAAACATTCTTAAATTCTATTTATTAAATAAAATTGGATAATGCCAGAAAGTAGTTTAAGTTTTAATAATAGTTCGGATTTTAGAAATTCATTAGTTTCAAGAACCTTACCGCCCTATAATGTTAGTGGTGCGTTTAGTGCCCCGTTAGGACCACAAAACTTTGAGGAAACATTATCTGACTATTCGAATGTAAATTTACCGAACATAGGATCAACAAATGTTGCTGATGAATTTTATACGTTAAACAAATACGGACCAAATGGTGGATTTGTTAATACTATTGGATTACAACAGGACCCAATAATACCCGCAACAAATGCGGGGGAGTATAACCCATCTGAAACAAATTTAGATATTATAAATGAATTTTTCATTGACTCGGCCTATAGTAAAAACAAGTACGGACCTATTGGAGGATTTAATGAGATGTTTGATGTTACTGAATTTCTATTAGCAAATCAGGTTCATCAACCGTACTTTGACCCAATATTTTTTACACCATCAAAATACGATCCTTATTTATTATATACTCAAAGTAATCCTATAGGTAGTGACGGTTCATTATCAAGTGATTCATATTTGATGAGATTATCGGCAACAAAATTAGAGACAAATTTTAATGCTAACGTTGCGGCCGAAGAACAAAGACAATTATTTAGAGAAACAAATACAAATTTAACATCACCTTCCGCTTTAGCAGGAAGTGGTCTTGGTGGAAGTAGAGATTATAGAATTACAATACCATCAAGTACAATAACATTTTTAGATAGATTAAGAGGAGACTTTAGTCCTGGATCACCATTAGTTGGTCCATTATTTATTGACGAAGACTCAAATAGAAATCCATCAACAGGAAATCAAATTGCAAACGTTTTACAAAATACCGCCGCTGGATCATTTAATTTATTATCGGATGGGTCAAGTAGATTTTTACAACCATCTAAAAGATTATTAGAACAAACAGGAGCGGGACAAATATCTACACTATATTCATTATTAAATAAAAATTTATATAGACCATCTTATGAAATAGGAGGTTTAGGAAACGTAGCAATTGCAGGCGTAAACTCAATATTAAGAGCGGTTGGAGCCACAGTTAGTGGAGGTTATTATATAGGTTCTGACATTAATAATCCTGAATATATAACATCACCTGTAAATGCAGTGCCCGTTAATTCATATGGTAAATTAACAAATGCGATTGTCTTTGGTCCTGATGAAATGGGTAACCAATTTGAAGGTAACGGAATGGAAGAGGCCAAATTTGGACTTAACAGTATCGCATCTGAAAACGGAGGAAAACCTGATGGTGGGTTTGTTTGGACATCACCAAGATTTAAAGAGGCCGCAGGATATAAAGTTAAAAAAGGGGGGGACTTAGTGTCCCAAGATGGGGACTTTAATCAAATAAGCTCTTCTTACTTATTTAACGAATCAACAAACTTTGGATTAAAACAAGGTTCAATATTAGATAACACACAAAGATTAGTTAATTCTGCAGATAATCTACTTGGTAAAAGAAGATTAAAACATGCAGGTAATGCGATTAATCAAGTTAGTAAAGTATTCCATGATGGGTATAAAGAAATAACTAAAGGTTCTAAAGTAATGTCATATGTTGATAATTCAACAGGGGAAGAAGCGGGAATAGAATACTGTAGAATTTTTACTAAAGATACACCATATTATACATTTAATGATCTTCAAAAGTCAGAAGGTATAACAACTGAAAATAGAAGATTTTCATATTCAGTTCTTGACAAAACATATAATTTAAATATTGCACCGATAAAAGGAATTGGATCAACAAATGTAACATCTAAGGGGGCCAAAAAGTATATGATCTCAATTGAGAACTTGGCTTGGAGAACATCCGATAGACCGGGGTTTACTGTTGATGAATTACCATTATGTGAAAGAGGACCTAACGGAGGTCGTATTATGTGGTTTCCACCATATGATGTTGAGTTTAGTGATGGTAGTACGGCAAACTTTGACGAGATACCTTTCTTAGGTAGACCTGAACCAATATATACGTATAAGAACACAACAAGAACAGGAAAATTAGGGTTTAAAATAGTTGTTGATCACCCATCTATAATGAATTTATTGGTGAATAAACAATTAGAAAAATTGGGTAAAGAAAAGTTTGATAATGTTGTTAAATCATTTATTGCGGGTTGTACAAAATATGATCTATATGAGTTGGCCGCCAAATTTAACACATTACCACTAAGGGAACTTGAGATGTATCAGAACTTATTGAACGACCCAAGACTAACACCTGAAGAATTAGATCAAATACAAAATGAAATACCGGCAGAAAATACATCACCCGAAAACGCAAATACAATAGGAAATACTCCTGAAGAAGAAAAAAACTTTAGTTTAAACTATGAAGGTTTAGGGTTTTATTTTGGTCCGGAAACTACAAATTTTAACTTTGAACAACAAGTAACAAAATACATTTCAGATGTTAATACAATTACCGCATTATCGCCAGTTGAATGTTTAATCCAAGGAAACACAAACGCAACATACCTTAAATCTAACACTGAATCGTTTATTAAAACTATAGTACAAACAAATTACGATTCAATTAATAATGACTTTATTTCCGGAATTAGAAGTATTGTCTCAAATAAAAATATTGTTGACATAAAAATTGAAGGTAAAACAATTGAATTTGCGGAATCCGCAAAAACTTTCCTTTCTGAAAAACTTAAATCAGAAATAGATAATAAAAAATTAACAATATCGGCAAGCGGAGGTCTATCAAAAATAACTATAAAAAATTATTTTGACTCTAATCAACCACAAAATGGACAAGACTTTAATACAAACCAAACTATAGTTGCCCCATTAAGTTCTACAATAAACCTAACTCAAAAAGAAATACTTTATAGTTATCCTAATTTGGCGGTAAATGCGGCAATAGTTAGTAAAATAACTATAGTTGATGATGTTACTTCGACTGACCCCACAAACCAAAACAATGTAAACCAAAGTTCTCCTGACCAAGTTAATTCACAAGCAGTTAAACCACAACCAAATACAGACATTCAAGATAAACTTAAACAGGCTATAGGTAAAAAATTAATAAGAAGATTATTAACTGAATGTGATTATTTTGAATTATTGAAAGAAAGTGACCCGATGGTTCTTGAAACACTAAAAGATAAATTAAAGTTCTTCAATCCGGCATTTCACTCAATGACACCTGAAGGATTAAATTCAAGACTTACGTTTTTAAATCAATGTGTTAGACCTGGTCAAACAATTCCTGTTATTGGAAGTGATGGTAGACCAAAATATGATGATGCGTTAAATACAACATTTGGGGCCCCACCTGTTTTAGTAATTAGAGTTGGAGATTTCTACCATACTAAGGCAATACCCGGAACTTTATCTATAACTTATGAAGCACCATTTTTTGATATAAACCCTGAAGGTATTGGTATACAACCAATGGTTGTTAAGGTTAGTTTGGATCTTAAATTTATTGGAGGACACGGATTGGCAAGACCAATAGAAAGTTTACAAAATGCATTGTCGTTTAATTTTTATGCAAATACAGAAATGTATGATGAAAGGGCGGAAGAAACTGAACTTAACTACGCTTTAGTGGAGTTGGTTGATAAGGCTATTGCAAATGCAACAGTTAATAATGAACAAACTAATGATGGTGGAGATACTATAGGTTCGGTATTAACAACAATTAAAAGTGGGGATACTGAAAGTGGGGATATTGATTATACAAAAATTTACACACAATTGGCAGATCAAACTAGAGATTATATTAATGTTAGTACAAACCAATATAATACTATTGTAGATCAATTTAATTATAGTATGTTACAGTTAGTAACTTTTGAAAGGAATTATTCTTCAGGGAATACAATAATTAATACCGCAAGTAAAATTGATACAAAACTTTATGGAAAACCAAATGAGTTTGAAAAAAGAATAAATAAACTAAGTTCTAAAATAAAAGAAGATATAGATAATGAAACAAATTCGTTAATAAGTTGTTTTAAAGAAATTTTATCTTTATCTGGTCAAGAAAATATAATTAGAGACACTAAAAGGAAATTAAAGGCCTATGTAGAAAGTGTTGAAAAAGAAATTATAAGAGATTTAGCTCAACCAATAAATACTATAACCGATAATGAACAAAACCTAATAAAGACTTTTAACAAACTTAATGTTGTCACAACAAAAAAATTAGGAAACGTACAAACATTAACAGGAATTGATGGTAAGATATTATCAGATGGTAATGTAAAAATTTATAATTTAACGGGAGATATTACAGTATTTGAGAAAATGATAGATGATTATTTAACAGTCGCCAAAAAATTAAATGATTATGCGATTGAAAAAAGTGATTTAAAAATAATACCATTACCTAATGAAAAATTTTATGATAATGAAAATTGTTTTGAAATAACAGACTATTCCCTTTCTGAATTAGATAAAGACGAAGATAAACGTTTATACACATTATTATCACAAACATTTACAAATAAAGATAAATATGAACTATTGTTTATAGAATTTGTCTCAACCCCCGAAATAGAAGCCATATCAGGAGCAAAGGCCGATCTAACAAAAAAATATGATGCTTTAAGGGTGAATTTTGAGGAGGCTTACGGTAGGGATAAAGAAAAAATGACACAAGATTCTAATGACAATATTCTTAAAGAATTAAAAACTTTTAAATTTGAGGATAATGTGAATAGAAGATTAAAATATGAAACACAACCATTAGATAGTAATGATAGTTTATCTAAAGATAAGAAAACTCAAATCACTCAAATATACGGTCAAACAAATTGGGATAATAAAAAAAATACCTTTGATGGTAAAGTTAAATTAAATTAATATGGGATTACAATATTATAATAGGTATAACCAATTTTTAATTAATGGAGAACAAAATATTGTTCCTTTTGTAAAATTAGATACAAAACCGTCAGATAAGAACTATATTTATAAAGTCGGACAATCTAGACTTGACAAGATATCACAACAATATTATGGAACACCATTTTTTGGTTGGTTGGTATTAGCGGCAAACCCTCAGTTTGGGGGTGAAGAATGGAATATTCCTGACGGATCAATTTTACGTGTACCTTTCCCTTTAGTTGGTTCACTACAAGATTATAAAAATACGATAGAAAATTATTACTTTTATTATGGCGATTGAAAATGAAAATATTTTAGTAGACTTTGATTACCAGAATATAATAATTATAGATCCCAATAAAATTATAGATAACGACGGTAATGTAAAAGAACGTGCAGTTAAACATGAAAATTTGGTAATGTATGCAAATTTAGAGTGTAAGGTATTACCAAGAACAAAATTAATTATTGGGACAACACCTGACACAACAGACTTACAAAACTTATCAATAGCAACTATTAATTTTTTAAACCCTGGAAATAAAAAATTTTTAGATAATTCATATACAGATCAAATTACAGGTAAAGGGGCTTTACAAGGACAAGGAGTTAACCAAGCAAATCAAACTGCGGTAAAAAACCCCAAAAACTCAAATGAGTTTTATTTAAAATCAAACTTTTTAAGTGAAGGTAAAAATCAAACAACAGACACTGGTTTATTAGGGATTAGAAGTATTAAAGTTAGTACTGAAACAAGTTTAAGAACTGAAGTGTCAATTTCACTAATTGATGTTAGAGGAAGAGCATTATTTGAATTAGCGGATAATTCGCCCTATGCAGTCTTTTTCCAATTTCCATACCCACCATTTACCTTAACTTTAAAAGGGTGGTATGGAAAGGCAATTAGATATAAATTACAGTTATCCGATTTTAAAAGTAGATTTGATGCCGAATCAGGAAGTTTTAACATAGACCTAAAATTTCAACCATATCAATTTACAGTATTAAATGAGATTAAACTTTCCGATACATTAGCATTACCTCACATGTATGAGGCAAATGCAACTGTAACCTCAACACCAAATGTTGCTACCCAAAATAGTGTTGCATCAAGTGCAAAATTAACAAGAGGATATCAAAAGATAAGGGAGGTTTACAAAGAGTATAAAAAGAAAAAATTGATGGATGAAAATATGCCTGAATATACTGTTTATGAGTTTAAAGAAAAACTTAAAACGTTTATTACGGACATATTAAATAACTATCAAAATCAAGAATCTTTAAGTGCTTTAACTAATTCTGAATTATATCTTAACCAATTAACAGAGTTTAAAAATGAAATATATTATAACAAAGATTCTTGGTATAATCAAAATTTATACATACAAGCTCCATTAGTATTAAGTTCATACACTTCTAATAACACTGTTACTTTTGTAAAAAATTATAAATTTAAAAAAGAAATAGTGACAGGTGGATTAACGGCCACGACTTTAAATAAATTACAAAGTATAATATCCGATAATTTAAAAAAATTAGGAGATAACCCCACCTTTGGTTCTAGTGCTACCGCAAATTATACTATTGCGGGAAAAACAACAGTATCGACAATACCACTTAATATTAAATTAGAAGATTTTTATTATGACAAAAACGATAGTATATTAACAACTAGTGATCCTATAGATTATAAACAATCCTACCAATTTATCTATAATACCTCACCAACAGGAGATACCGATCCTAATTTTGTTAAATATAAGACAGAAATCGCGGCTCAATTACCGACAGAAAATTATTTTATTTTTGATGGTATAAGTGAGGGAGATAAAAGTTTTATTGAAAAAATTAATGATTTAGAAAAACAGTTAAAAACTAAAAAAACTGAAATAGAACAAGAATTAACAAACGCACTTAAAGATACTTTAGAATTAAATCTTGGGTTTAAACCGACCATAAAAAACATGGCCGGAGTTTTGTTAGCCAATTCAGAAGCGTTTTTAAGAATTTTGGATGAGGTCCATAAAAGTGCTTGGAACAAAAGAGACGACCCAACAAGGAGAAGGGCGATAATAGATAGTGTATCTAACAGTACTTCAGTTGATAGACCTAAGATTGCAAGATCTAACTCCCCTGTTTTTCCTTGGCCACAATTTATCGTGGAAGACAATTCTAATCCGAGTAAAACAACTTATCAATTAAAATACCCCGGAGACTATCCCGCAGAAACAGGATCAAACGATTATAATATTTGGCCCGAAGTTGAATTTGTGGAAGAGTACCTTTATGGGTTCACACAAAGGAATGCTCAAACTAATTTTATAACAACACAGAACCAAAAAGTTAATTTACCATACACAACTTTAAACTCTATTGAGTATCCGATAACTTTTGAAATATTCTCAAGTACTGAAGATGTTAAATTTATATATGAAATATATGAAAGAGTTTTAACCTACGCCTTTTATTCTAAATTAAATAGGGGTGGTAGTAATGAAAATAGTATCTATAAAGTTATAATAGATATGGAAGCCGAGAATATAAAAAATTCTTTAGGTACAGACAATCCATTTTTAATTGAACTTTTAAAGAACTATAATTTTAATGCAAGAAACTTTGAATTAATATTAAAACACATCTCAAATGAGGGTAATGGGGAAAGTTGGCAAAATTTTAGAAGAGGGATTTATAATACTTCTTATCTTAAAAGTGTGACTGAAACCCCATTCTATTTATCTTCATATGAACCACCATCACAACCTGTTCTTGGAAATTCAACAGACGTTGGTAACTTTCTAAACTCAACAAAAAATAATGAGTTTGATAGAACAGACATTTATCCGTATGTTAACGTTGATTGGGTAAATAAAAATTTAGCAAACTCACTTAGTGTTAGTGGAGACACTAAATTAGCATTTAATACTAATAATACAATTTTTTATAATACAACAATAGTCCAAACTGCCAACTTTAAAGATAATAGCGATTCTAATTTTGTTAGACCATTTACATATTTTAACAATAATGGAGTTACAGACCCAACAATAAATTTAACCACAAAACAAAGTTTATATAATTTTTATGAAGAAAGAAGTAAAAAATATGAAAAACAATTTTTAACGGAAGGAACAGTAAATTATGTTGAGTACGATAACGAATTGTTATATAACCAAACAACATCAATGTTAAATACCCCATATTTTGTTAACTCAATTTCAAAAGGGGTTGAAAATTTTAGAAATAGTAATTTATATCCTTATAAAGAAGCCGCCTATTTGTTTTTAAATTCATTACCACTAACAACTTTAAGGGAAAAATATAAAAAACTTGACGGTACCGCAACAACTGATTTGGATTATATGTTTGCTACTTTTAAAAAATTTGGGTCAGTACATAGATTACCATACGCTTGGGTTTTAAAGTACGGATCAATATGGCACAGATATAAAAGTTGGATTGATAATGGATTTGATTTTATGACAACCCCTTGGGATAATTTTGACTACACAACAAATTTTGACCCAATAACTCAAAACATATCAAAGATATATAACTTATCTGGATACACCACAGTTACAAGTGCTAATACCGAAGTATCATTACAAAGAGATATTACATCAGGATTTTTAACTGCAACTCAAATGAATGTAGGGTTTTACCCAAAACTTATTAATGATTTGAATGTTTTTTATAATGGGTTAACCCTATTTGAAAACTATACTGATTTAGAAATACAAGAAAATATTGACAGTAAAAAATTGTATTTAAATTTATCCGATAACTCATTAATGAATTATGATTTTGGGTTTGATGATGCGGACCCTAATAGAGCTTTAAAGATTTCTACGTTATCAACAATGATTAAGGAGGATTCAGGATCAAATTATTTTATTACCCCATCATTTGGATCTAGTTTTAATCAAACAAAATATGAATGTTTTAGTGGTCCACAAGGTCAAGAAAAATTAAAAGTTGAGGTAAAAAATAATCCTGCGGTTTTTAACGGATCTGTTAGAATGTTTTGGGCATTACCAAATTACGGGTATTTTGATAATAATAGATTAGGAATTAATTCACCAGATGAGTACCTAAAAAGTATTATTCTTGATGAGTCAAAACAACAAAACTTTTTAATAGACGGAGACGTTACAAAATATACAAAAATAGACGAAATATTTTCTATTTTTGAAAAGAGAGTTTTAGATTTATTCGAAGAACACTTTTTAAATTTTTCTAAATCAAAATATGACTATACCAACATAATAAAAACACCACAGGGAACCCCATCAGCTGAAGATTCGGTTTTAATAAAGTATAGGAACTTTCAATTATTAGCAACTGAATTATTTAAAGTACCTGAATCGGTTTTTATAAGTGAAAATATAAGTGACAACGCAATTACCGCAATTAAAGATAAACAATTAGAATTAGTTTATGATTTACTTAATAAATTTATAAATTACGATCTATTGTTTGATAATGGTAATCCTTCTTTTTACAATAAAAGAGTATTTTATAGTTTAACTAGTTTACCTTTGGTGGACAAGATAGTACCTAAATCCTATAATTTAGATACCCCATATTCTTTACCGTCATTAAACGGTACGACTACTTTAGCCCAATCACAGAATGCCTATCCTGATGAGTGGAGAGCTTTAGAGACCTATGTTGGGTTCTCAACAATACCTCAGTTAGAATATACAAATATAGGATCATTTATCACCGATTTCTTTATTGATCTTGATATATCATTTTCTGTTGATAACATTAGAGATTTTGCCCCATTAATTAAAATATATGCAACACAAAAATTAAATGATAATACGTTTAATGAGTTTAAATTTAGAGAATTATTAAATAGTCATTTTGAAAGTTGTAATTTGTTTAAGAATGATATTATAAACACATTAATGCCTGAAGTCCTTAAAAACTTACCTTCACAGGTTATTACCCCACAACCAAATAGGGCGAATTATACTGGAAATATTGGTAGAATTGAGACTTGGGAAAAAATGAAGGCATTTAACGATAAATGGATTGCGGGAAATGATTATAAAGAAAATTCTCTTTTTGAAGACTTTTTATTTATAGATAGGGCATCAAGAAATATTGCAGGTGAAGTTTATTGTGATGTAGTTGCTTGGAAAGATAAACTTGAAGAATCTATTTTAAAAACTCCTGATAGACCACTTTGGCAAATATTAAGAGAACTAATAGAGGCGAGTGGATTTACCGTTTTGGATTACGCCGGATATGTTAATTATTATGATGTAAATGATATATCAGTAAGACCAAACCCATCTAATCAAGGATCAACGTCAATTGCTAATGATATTTTTGGTACATTCTTAAATGTTGATTTTAGAAATTCTAAAACTAAAATGGTTTGTACTTTTGCAAATGAATCAAGTAAGAATTTAGATATCCCTAATAGTGACTTTAGAAACGACGTATTCCAAATTAATAGACAATCTGAAAACCCATTATTGGAAAATCAAAGTAAAAAACAAGATTGGGGTCAGTCTAATAAATTAGTTGCTTTTAATATGGATGTTGGTAGATTTAATCAAGGTATCTTTACAAGTTTTGACATTAATATGAATTCAGGTCAAAAAACCGCAGAAGAAATAAGAATGTTAGAATATACCGCAAATCAGGCGGGAGGTATTAATGTTACTCCACAAAGTCAATCAATGTATAATTTTTACAAATATAGAGTATATACTTGTGATGTCTCAATGTTAGGTAATGCTTTAATACAACCAAAAATGTATTTTAACCTAAGAAATGTCCCCATGTTCTCAGGACCATACCAAATACAAAGTGTTTCACACTCTATTGGACCTGGAAGTTTTACAACATCTTTTTCAGGAACAAGACAACCCGTTTATGAGATATCGGCTCAAGATTCATATCTACAAACAATATATAAGAATTTTGTTACACCACTTTTAAATAAAGTTAAAAATACAACAAGTGCAAATATAACAACAAACATAATTGGACAACAAAATAGTAAAATGAATACTGTTAACGGACCTAATACCCCAAGTTCAAATCAATGTGGTCAATTCTTAGTTTCTCCGTTTGATGTATTTAACTACTCCGCATCAACCCAAACAGTAATTTCTGAAGCAAGTATTGTTGACACAATTAAAACAACCGTAAATAGTAAATTACCATTAGGTAACCAAAATACTGCATTAAGATATTATATATTCATAATCGGATATATTGCTAATTATGATGGAACCACATTTAAAGTGAACTCAAATAATTTTGGAAATATACCTTTAAATCAATCACATTTAGGTGATAATGATTTATATATATCAGGAGTAACAAATAGTTACTATTGTCAAAGTAGTGGTAATGGGCAAATAATACCAACCGCGGCGTTTAGCTCGGTAACAAATCCAATTACAGTTTTAGTTAATAAATTTTTAAGTTTGGCTAAAAATCCTAATGGAGATACTTTCCTTTCTAATTTAACTACCGCCCAATTAACCACAAATCCAGCATTATTACCAATCGCCCAAGGGTTTGGTAAATTATATATTACCACATGGCCTAATCTTGTTGATGATAATGTGTACTTACAATTACAACCATCTGATCAAACATCATTAAACAATAAAATAATAAGTGCGATTAATAGGGCTAATGGATTAGGATTAGGTGCATAATTTAAAACATTTACACCTAACGATATATTTATAATAAAATAATAACTATGAATACAAAATTAATTTTAGACAATTATTTGGGTAAAAACACCAAGATTTCTGAAAAAGATATGGGTGACGGAACCAAACAAGTTTGTGATTTAGAGACAAACGAATGTTATGTTGTAAGAATGAAAGATGGTCTTATAGAAAGAGTAGACAATACTATGAATAAATTTAAAAAAATCCAGGTAGAAACTAAAACTGGTATAAAAACATTATTAAACGGATAAAATGAGTATAGACAGAAAAATTTTAGAAGAAATTAGAAGGGTGAATTTTATCACTAATTATATAACAGAACAAGGGGCACCTGAAGATCCTTTGGCGGGTTTAGGTGGAGCACCGGAACCTGAAGATCCTTTGGCGGGTTTAGGTGGAGCACCTGCACCTGACGCAGGAGGATTACCCACACCTGACGCAGGAGCACCGGCACCTGACGCAGGAGGAGCACCGGCACCTGACGCAGGAGGAGCACCGGCACCTATTGATGTTGCGACAGATCCTGACGTTGAAGAAGTTGGTAAAGAAGGAGAAGAAGAAGGAGAAGAATTAGATATTACTGATTTAGTTACCGCACAAAAAAATATTGAGGATAAACAAGAAGAATATTTCCAAAACTTGTTTAAACAATTAGAGGGTATGGACTCTAAACTTAAAGAAATGGATGGACTAACAAATAGATTAACATCTATTGAAGATAAAATTGAAAAGTACAGACCTAAAACTCCACAAGAAAAATTAGAATTAAGAAGTTTAGATTCAGGACCATTCAAACAAAAACTATCTGATTTCTTTGTTGATAAACAACAAGAAATGGAACAATCAGGAAAAAATGAATATATTTTAACTACAGATGAAGTAAAACAATATTCACCAAATCAAATCGAGGACACGTTTAATCAGTACGGTCAAGATGAAGATGATATGATGTAACACTTTTGAGAGGGACATCAGTGTCTCTCTCAAATTTTTTTAAATACTTTATTGACTACCCTATTTTTTATAACTATATTTTCTACGTAAACCTTTAATAAATATATACACAATGGCGACAAACAATGTTTTAGATGCAGTTTTGGCTCAATACGAGACCTCAAAACAAGGTGGTTCTTCTTCCACCTCAAAATTTACACAAGAAGAAAGAATGAAAAAGTATTTCGCGGCAATCCTTAAGGATAACGAAAAACAAGGACAAAAAAGAGTCCGTATCTTACCTACACCAGATGGTTCTTCACCATTTAAAGAAGTATGGTTCCATGAAATTTTTATCGACGGAAAATGGCAAAAGTTTTATGATCCTGCCAAGAATGACAATGAGCGTTCACCATTAAGTGAAGTTTATGACGAACTAATGTCAACAGGTAAGGATTCTGATAAAGAACTTGCAAAACAATACAAACCTCGTAAGTTTTATATTGTTAAAGTTATTGACCGAGACAGAGAAGAAGATGGAGTTAAATTTTGGAGATTTAAGCACAACTACAAACAAGAAGGTATTTTTGATAAAATTATTCCTATCTATAAGGCAAAAGGAGACGTTGCTGATTCCGAAAAAGGAAGAGACCTTATCCTTGAGTTGACAAAGGCAAAAACTCCAAAAGGAGCATTCTATACCGTAATTCAAACGGTTATGTATGATGATCCTACATCTGTTCATGAAGATGAAAACACTATGAATGAGTGGGTTTCTGACAAACTTACTTGGGAGGATGTTTATTCTAAAAAACCTATCGAATACCTTGAGTCAATCGCAAGAGGAGAAACACCAAGATGGGATTCTGATGCGGGAAAATACGCTTACTCAAATAACGAAGTATCAAATGTTACAATGGGTGGAGGTAAAAAATCAATTAATGATGTAAAGGATCCACAGTCTAACGACCAAGTGGATGAAGAATTACCATTCTAATTTATTGAACTTGGACATCTACTTAGACAAGGTGTCCAAGTTCTTACTTTTTAAAATCAAAAATATATGAATAAAATAATTGAAAAAATGTATGAGGCACTATGCTTAAAGTATAGGTCTGAAATGGCGGAAGCCGAAGCGACTATTTTAATCTATTTCAACAATCCCGTTGCTATTGGAGAACACCCACAACATTTAGAAGAAATAGATAAAGTGATAGAAAAAATGTCAAATGCTAAAGGTAAACTTGAAATGTTGGAAATTATTTACAAGTACAACATTAAAAGGGAAGAAAAGTTTGAAATAACTGAGGAAATGTTAAACGTATTAAAAGAACAAAACAAAGATGGCAATTAAAAAAACAGATTTCGGTTTATTAAAGAAGAAATTTTCCACGTCTGCAAAATATAAACCACAAAGATTTTTTGATCTTGGAGAGTCATTTTTAGACGCAGTTGGATTACCAGGTCCGGCGATGGGACATATTAATATGTTCTTGGGACATTCTGATACTGGTAAGACAACTGCCTTAGTTAAAACCGCAGTAGATGCACAAAAGAAAGGTATTCTTCCTGTGTTTATTATTACAGAACAAAAATGGAGTTTTGAACACGCAAAACTTATGGGATTTGAATGTGAAGAAGTTGTTGATGAAGAGACAGGAGAATTAGATTGGGACGGGTTTTACATATTCAATAATAACTTTAGTTATATAGAACAAATTACCGATTACATAAATTCTTTATTAGATGCACAAGAAAAAGGAGAATTAGATTATAGTTTATGTTTTATGTGGGATTCAGTTGGTTCTGTTCCTTGTAAAATGACTTTTGAAGGTAAAGGAGGTAAACAACATAATGCGTCTACTTTAGCCGACAAAATTGGTATGGGGATTAACCAACGTATTTCAGGATCACGTAAATCTGATTCTAAATTCGAAAATACATTAATCATTGTAAACCAACCTTGGGTTGAATTACCTGATAATCCTTTTGGACAACCAAAAATTAAAGCAAAAGGTGGTGAAGCAATTTGGTTAAACTCATCGTTGGTATTCTTATTTGGAAATCAGAAAGGGGCTGGGACAACTAAAATCACGGCAACCAAAGACAAACGAACAATTAAATTTGCATCGAGAACAAAGGTATCTGTTATGAAAAACCACATCAACGGACTTGGGTTTGAAGACGGGAAAATAATTATAACACCACATGGATTTTTACCTGGAAAAGAGGCTTCTGAAGAGAAGGCTTCAATTGAACAATACAAAAAAGAATACGCTGAGTATTGGAAAGAAATTATCGGAGTTGATGGTGATTTTGATTTGAAAACAGAAAAAGAAGAATCATAGTAAGAACCCTGTAATTAACAGAAATGACAAAAACGTTATTGGTTGACGGAAACAACCTATTAAAAATTGGATTTCACGGAGTAAAAGATTTCTTTAATAAAGGAGAACACGTTGGCGGTATTTGGCACTTTCTAAATACCGTAAGACGTTTCCTTGAAGAAAATAACTACAATAAAGTGGTTGTATTTTGGGACGGAGAAACAAGTTCTTCACAAAGAAGATTGTTATACCCAAAATATAAATTAAACCGTAAATCCGTTAAACCCGAAGAATTTAGAGAAGAGTCCTTCTCAAACCAAAAACAAAGGGTTAAACAATATCTTGAAGAAATGTTTGTAAGACAATTAGATGTTGAGAATTCGGAAGCCGATGATCTAATTGCTTATTATTGTCAGATTTCTGAAGACGAGGATAAAACAATTTTTTCGTCAGATAGAGACCTCACACAACTTATTTCTGAAAAGGTAAGTATCTATTCGCCACAAGCAAAGAAGTACTTTAAAAATGGGGATACAATCAAAATTGATCAAACAGAGATCCCACATTATAATGTTAAAACTTATAAGATATTAACCGGTGATAGTTCGGATAATATTGATGGTATCTTTTATCTTGGTGAAAAAACTTTTATAAAATTATTTCCTGAAATACTTGAAAAGGAAATTAGTTTTACCGATATTTTAACAAAGGGTGAAGAGTTACTTAAAGAACAAAAAGATAATATGGTTTTAAAAAATCTTTTAAGTGGAAAAACAAAGGAAGGGATATTTGGAGATGAGTTTTTTGTAATAAACGAAAAATTAATTGATTTATCAAAACCTTTAATTTCCGAAGAAGGAAAAGAATTAGTTCAGTCGTATTACTCAGAGTCATTGGATCCTGATGGAAGGGGTCACAGGAACTTAATTAGAATGATGATGGATGACGGATTCTTTAAATATTTACCAAAGGGTGATGATGCTTGGGTTAATTTTTTAAAGCCATTTTTAAAACTATCAAGAAAAGAAAAAACAAATTTTAGAAACAGAACAAAAAAGTAAAAATGAAAGAACAAGACGTAACTAAGTTAGAATTTTTGTTGATGTGTAATGACAACATCGTAGTACAAAGATTTTTTAATGTAAAAGGGTTTAATAAACACGCCCACAAATCGGAAGAGTTTTATGATTATATAAGGACATTTTGTAATGACCTTAAGTATGATTTAAAAATGAGATCGGTAGTTTATATGTTGGAAAACAGATATGAGATTACTGAAAATCCAGATGTATTGAACACTTCAATTACAGAAGGACTTGAAAACTTTAACCTTTATGTTAAAGTTGATAACATGATAATTTGTCAGAGATCATTTGACGCTAAAGTGTACCCACCAAAGGTAAGATATACCGTAGATCTACGGCCAAAGTTAAAACAGGTACTTACAGACCTAACTGACATTTTTTCAGGTAAAAAATTTAATTATTTCTATCCACAATTTATTCAAAAGTAAGAGTATTTATCATTACTAACAGAAAGAAAAACTATGGCGACTAATAAAAATTTTGAATATCTCGGTAACAATTTTCAGATACAATTACTTAATCAAATCATTTTAGACAAAGAATTTTCTCACTCAATTATTGACGTTATTGAAAATAATTATTTTGAGAATAAGTACTTTAAGATTATCATTCAGATGGTAAAAGAGTATTATACAAAATACGAGCATACACCATCGTTTGATACCTTAGAACAAGTCGCAAAATCCGAATTACAACAAGAAACCGCAGTTAAAGTAGTTCTTGACACAATTAAAAAAATCAAGGACGCACCTATCGATGGTGTAGATTTCGTACAAGAAAAGGCACTTAAATTCTGTAAACAACAAGAGTTACAGAAAGTAATGAAAAAGGCACAAAAAATCATAGACGGTGGTGAGTTTGAAAACTATGACACACTAGAAGAACTGGTTAGAGAAGCCCTACTTGTTGGGTCAAAAGACACTACAACAATGGATGTCTTCTCAAATTTAGACCAAGTCTTGGACGAGGATTACAGACACCCTATCCCAATGGGAATTCCAGGAATTGATAGGTTGTTAAAAGGAGGATTAGCAAAAGGTGAGATCGGTGTTATATTGGCGCCAACAGGAGTAGGTAAGTCTACCATCCTCACAAAGATTTCAAATCACGCATTTAACTTAGGATTTAACGTTCTTCAAATATTTTTTGAAGACAACCCAAAAGTGATACAAAGGAAACATTTTACCCTTTGGACAAAGATTCACCCTGATGAATTATCAGAAAAAAAAGAAGAGGTGATGAATAAGGTAAAAGAAATCAAAGAAAAAATGCCAAACACATTAGATTTGAAAAAACTACCTTCAGATACTAAAACAATGACTCAAATAAAGAACGAAATCAGAAAAATGATTGCGGACGGAATTAAGATAGACATGATTGTTTTGGATTATATTGACTGTATCGTTCCTGATAAAAATTTGGGTGACGAATGGAAAAGTGAAGGTTCGGTTATGAGAGGATTTGAGTCTATGTGTCATGAATTAAATCTTGTTGGTTGGACCGCAACACAAGGTAATAGAGCATCTATATCTTCTCAAGTTGTTACAACCGATCAAATGGGAGGATCAATCAAAAAGGCTCAAGTAGGTCACGTTATTATTACAGTAGCAAAAACGTTACAACAAAAAGAAATGAAATTAGCCACAATTGCAATTACCAAGTCTCGTGTCGGAGATGACGGTGTGGTTTTTGAAAATTGCAAATTTGATAACGCTATGATTGACATTGATACCGAATCTACAACCACATTCTTAGGTCTTGAAGAACAAAAAGAAGAAAGACAAAGACAAAGGGTTAAAGAATTGTTAGAAAAAAGAAAAGAACGAGAGAATCAAAAAACTGAATAAAAATAAAATAATTAAATTTAAATAATATGGATATTTCACAAAAAATATTGAGTGATATTACGGTGTATATGAAATACGCTAAATTTGTACCTGAATTAAATAGAAGGGAATCGTGGGAAGAATTGGTAACAAGAAACAAAGAAATGCACCAAAAAAAATACCCACAAATTAAAGAAGAAATTGAAAACGTATACAAAATGGTATATGATAAAAAAATTCTTCCATCAATGAGATCATTACAATTTGGAGGTAAACCAATTGAGATTTCACCAAATAGAGTTTATAACTGTGCTTATTTACCTATTGACCATACGGACGCATTTTCGGAGACAATGTTCTTACTTTTAGGAGGTACAGGAGTAGGGTTCTCGGTACAAAGACACCACGTAGATAAACTACCAGAAATTAAAAAACCAAATCCAACAAGAACAAGAAGGTACTTAATTGGAGATTCAATTGAAGGATGGGCAGACGCAATTAAAGTACTTATTGAGTCATATATGGGCACAAAAGCGTCAACCCCTGTGTTTGATTTTTCGGATATCCGACATAAAGGAGCCTTATTGGTTACTTCTGGAGGAAAAGCTCCAGGACCTCAACCGTTAAAAGATTGTATCCACCACATAACAAAAGTTTTAAATAACAAAAAAGATGGTGAAAAATTAACATCAATTGAAACTCACGATATTATATGTCATATTGCAGACGCAGTACTTGCAGGTGGTATTAGAAGAGCGGCACTTATCTCATTATTCTCGGCTGATGATGAAGAAATGATTTCTTGTAAGTCAGGTAATTGGTGGGAACAAAATGCACAAAGAGGTAGAGCAAATAACTCGGCAGTACTTCTTCGTCACAAAATTACAAAAGAATTCTTTATGGGTCTTTGGAAACGTATTGAGTTATCAGGAGCAGGAGAACCTGGTATCTATTTGTCAAACGATAAAGATTGGGGAACTAATCCTTGTTGTGAGATTGCACTTCGTCCTAACCAATTCTGTAACTTATGTGAAGTAAATGCGTCTGATATTGAATCACAAGAAGATTTTGAACAAAGAGTTAAAGGGGCCGCATTCATTGGAACATTACAAGCAGGTTATACTGACTTCCATTACCTAAGAGACGTTTGGAAAAGAACAACTGAAAAAGACGCACTTATTGGTGTTGGAATGACAGGAATCGGTTCGGGTGTTGTTTTAGGATATGATATGAAAGCGGCGGCTCAAGCCGTTAAAGAAGAAAATGAAAGGGTTGCAGGTCTTATTGGAATTAACAAATCTGCAAGATCAACGACAGTTAAACCATCCGGAACCTCATCATTGGTATTGGGCACATCGTCAGGAATCCACGCTTGGCATAACGATTATTACCTAAGAAGAATCCGTGTAGGTAAAAATGAATCAATCTATAATTACTTGGCGATTAATCACCCTGAGTTGATTGAAGATGAGTTTTTCCGTCCTCACGATACTGCAGTAATTGGTATACCACAAAAAGCCCCTGAAGGTGCTATCATAAGACACGAATCAGTATTCCAAATGTTGGAAAGAGTTAAAAAAGTTGCACAAGAATGGATTAAACCAGGTCATAGAACAGGACAAAATACTCATAACGTATCGGCAACAGTTTCAATTAAAGAAGACGAATGGGAATTAGTTGGTGAATGGATGTGGGATAACCGTAAGTTTTATAATGGACTATCTGTATTACCTTATAACGGAGGAACTTATACCCAAGCACCTTTTGAAGATTGTACAAAAGAAGATTTTGATAGATTATTAAACACATTAAAAGATGTGGATCTTACAAAAGTTATTGAGTTACAAGATAATACCGACCTTAGAGGGGAAGCCGCCTGTGCTGGTGGGGCTTGTGAAATAGTATAATAAAATTAAAATGACAGTAAGCGCATCTAAAGATTGGATACAACAGTTATATGTTCGGGAGATAACAAAAAAATCTCCTGAACCTGACTTTTATAAGGATAAAAACGGTAATATAGTAATGACAGAATCTTTTCATATGAAAAGGGGTAGATGTTGTGGAAACGGATGTTTACATTGTCCCTATGAACCTATGTCTGAAAGAGGAAACACAAGATTAAAGAATCACTGAGAAATCAGTGATTTTTTTATTTATATAAAATATCCGAATACTATATTTATTAGATATGGCAAATGGTATAACTTACGGGATTACTTTCCCTTTTAGGGATTCCTTTAACGGTAAATATTTAGATTTAACAGATTACGCTTCTGAAGAAGTTAGAACTAATCTTATACATTTATTATTAACAAGAAAAGGAAGTAGATATTATTTACCTGATTTTGGATCAAGATTATATGAATATATTTTTGAACCATTAGACGGACCAACATTTGCCGAAATAGAGGCTGAAATTAGAGATTCCGTTGAGGAATTTATGCCTGGGGTTTTAATTACTAATGTTTTAATTACAGACGCCTCAACAGAGTATGAAGACAAAGGTACTTTTATAAACGGTGAGGATCAAAGAGAGTTTACCGTACCAAACATTTCACAAAAAGAACATACTGCAAGAGTTAGGATTGATTATAAAATAACTTCCGACGCATTTAACAGTAGTGATTTCATTATTTTAAATATTTAATAGTATGGCAGATAAAAAAATATCATATACAACAAGGGATTTTCAAGGAGTTAGAACAGAATTAGTTAATTACGTAAAAACTTATTATCCTGAATTAATACAAAATTTTAATGATGCTTCGGTATTTTCCGTTTTAATGGATTTAAATGCCGCAGTTGCCGACAACCTTAATTTTCAAATTGATAGAAGTATACAAGAGACTGTATTACAATACGCACAACAAAAGACTTCATTATTTAACATTGCAAGAACATACGGTTTAAAAATACCGGGACAAAGACCATCAATATCATTAGTTGATTTTTCTATTGTTGTACCTGCGTTTGGAGATAAGGAAGATATAAGATATTGTGGTATATTAAGAAGAGGTACTCAAGTTAATGGTGCAGGTCAATCATATGAAACTGTGTATGATATAGATTTTTCATCTCAATATAATGGAGAAGGACAACCAAATTCAAGAATAGTAAGACCAAATATAGATTCAAATGGTACAATACAAAATTACACAGTAACCAAAAGAGAAGTAGTTCTTAATGGTTTAACTAAAGTTTTTAAAAGAGTTATAACACCTAACGATGTTAAACCATTTTTTGAGTTATTTTTACCTGAAAGAAATGTGTTGGGAGTAACTAGTGTCATTGTAAAAGACGGATCACAATATAGTAACGTACCTTCAGATCAAGATTTTTTATCTCCTAATAACAGATTTTATGAAGTAAGGGCCTTAGTTGAAGACAGAGTTTTTGTTGAAGACCCAACAAAACCTTCGGATGCTCCTGGTATTAAAATCGGTAGATACATTACAACAAGTGATAAATTTATTACAGAATATACCCCACAAGGTTTTATGAAATTAACTTTTGGTGGTGGTAATAATTCTGCGGAAGAACAATTAAGGGAATTTGCAAGGAATGGACAATCAATTAACATAAACAAATACGTTAATAATTTAGGTTTAGGAAGTACACTTAAATCAAACTCAACATTGTTTATTCAGTATAGAATTGGTGGGGGAATATCAAGTAATGTCGGTGTTGGGGTTATTACTCAAGTACAGAAAAGTAATTTCTTTGTTAACGGTCCTTCTGAGAGTCTTAATACAAGTACGTCAAACTCATTAAGTTGTACAAACCCGATCGCTGCGGTTGGTGGAGCGGCAGCACCAACATTAGAGGAAATTAGAAATTTTGTTTCTTTCAACTTCTCATCACAAAATAGAGCGGTAACGGTTAATGACTATGATTCATTATTAAGAAATATGCCTTCACAATTTGGGGCACCATCTAAAGTGTCGATAGTAGAGGAAAATAACAAAATAAAAATAAAATTACTTTCTTATGACTCAAGTGGGACACTTACATCAGTAGTTCCAAACGCATTAAAAACTAATATTGCAAATTATTTATCAAACTATAGAATGATAAATGATTACATATCTGTAGAAAGTGCTAATGTTATTGACTTAGGGTTTGACATTGCGGTGGTTTTAGATTCTTCACAAAGTCAGGGATCTATAATTGCAAAAATCATAGATATTGTATCTACATATATGTCACCAACGTCAAGACAATTAGGTCAAAATGTTAATATTTCTGAATTAAGAAGACTAATACAAGCGGAAAACGGAGTATTGTCAATATCGGATATACAGGTCTTTAACAAAGTTGGGGGACAGTATTCTTCATCACAAACATCACAACCATATTCTAATCAATCAACAAAAGAAATTCAGTTGATATCCGACACTATTTTTGCTGACCCAACGCAAATATACCAAGTTAGATTTGGAAACAAAGATATTAGAGTAAGTGTTGTTAATTTATCTTCAGTAACATATTCTTGATAATTTCCTTTTTTTATAAAAGGGTTATCCTTTTAAAATAGGAAATAAACTATTTATCAAGAAAAGAAATTAATGCCACATTCATATAGAATACGAACTAATATAGGTGTAGATAAATCTGTAAATTTAAAGTTTGATCAAGATTTTGACTTTATAGAAATACTATCACTTAAATTAACACAAGCAGAAATATACGAAAGAAGATGTGCCGATTATGGTGTTATTGCAGGTAGAGTTTCAGTTAATGGAGGATTTGGACTTGCAAACGCAAAATTATCTGTTTTTATACCGTTAACAAATGAGGATGAGTTAAACCCAATTATAAGTGAATTATATCCTTACAAAACATTAAATAATAAAAATGAAGATGGGTATAAATATAATTTATTACCTAAATCTCCTGAGTATTTAGGTCACGTACCAACGGGTAGTTTCTTTGATAGAGACGAAGCAATTCTTGAAAGATCGGTAATAGAAGTTTATGACAAATATTATAAGTACACAGTAACAACAAACGATAGTGGTGACTTTATGATTTTTGGGGTACCTACAGGACAACAAACCCTTGTCATGAACCTTGACCTTTCAAACATAGGATGTTTTTCGTTAACACCACAAGATTTAATAGATAGTGGATTTGCGGTTGAAAGTCAATTTAACGGTTCTAAGTTTAAATCATCAAACAATTTAAGTGAGTTACCACAAATTATAACATTAGTTAAACAAGTTAATGTTGAACCATTATGGGGAGAACCTGATATTTGTTTCATTGGAATTACAAGACAAGATTTTGACTTGTCTGAAGAGATAAATTTAACCATAAAACCAACTGCGGCATTTATGGGGTCAATTGCAACCACCCAAGACGAACAAGCGTTAAAAACAAATTGTAGAGTTCCATTGGCGGCAGGTACATTCTGTTCATTAAAGGCGGGACAAGGTAGAGTATCGGCAATAAGACAAACAATAAATGTTGATGGAAATGGGTATCCAGCACTTGAAGAATATGAAATAGAACAAGGGGGTAAAATAATTGACGGTGACGGAACTTACTTATTAAAAGTCCCTATGAACTTAGATTATATTGTTACTGATGAGTTTGGTAATCAAATTATTTCTTTGGACCCCACAGTAGGGATTCCAACAAAAGGTAAATACAGATTTAAAGTTAGTTGGCAAAATGACGGAGGAATCCAAAACGAAATACTGAGAGCAAATTTCTTAGTTCCAAATATTAAAGAGTATGGTTGGGCATCAACAACACCAAACGCGGATCCAACATTAGGTGTTCCTTTAAATTATTCGGTTTCAGTTCCTGGTACCACAACAAGTTTAAACCCGGCAATAGTATTACCTGCACAAACAGGTGGATTAATTTTACAATCTTATGTTAACTCTCAGGACGTTACTATAACAATAAACGGTGTACCATATACAGGAAGTTTAACTAGTATACCAATTAACACCCCTGGAGCCAACATAGGAATAAACTCAAATGCGGTAGACACAACTCAAACACAAGACTTTGAATTCACATTCTACGATCAGGCTGCGTACGATTCTTTTAGGTCATACGCATTTAGTTTAGATTGGGACGATTATGGGGATTCCACAATGATTCAAGAGGCAATCAATTGTGAGGATAGATTTTTTGAACTTAATTATAATAAGGTTTATACTACCGCAATGTTTTTAGACCGTTATAAGAACGGTATATCTAGAGCAAGACATTTAGGGATTAAAGAGATTGATGATAGAGAGTGTATTTCTAAAAATAATCCATTCCCTGTTAATGATGCGGTACAAAAATTTGATTTTATATATTTCTTGGCGATGTTACTATTAAACATATTAACATTCCCAATATTAGTGTTATTATTTGTGGCTCACTTTGTAGCTTGGGCTTGGCCTGTTTTAAAATGGGTTTTAGTTATATTATGTTTGTATTTTTTATACATACAAGTTAGGGAAACCATAGATGCGGTACAATCAGCACTTGAAAGTGCGGCAACGGCAATTCCAGGAGGTCCCGTATTTAATATTGGGGTAATACTTAGAACCGCTTGGCAAATATTACAGGCGGTATTTAAATTAGCATTATATTTGGTTTTCTTTGCTTTTGTAATTGTATTCATAGTAAGATTAAAAGGTTTTCCTAGAATTGGATTACCTATGTTATCTTATCCTGAATGTAACGCCTGTTCATGCGACTGTGGAAGTGCGGAAATTGATGATGATTTTGATATTAGTTCCGTAACCCAACAAGTAAATAATGAATATAATAACCAGCAGTCAGAAGCCGGTAATCCCGCAACAACAACAACAGATAATACGTTCTTAGCTCCATTAAGTTCACCTGGTACATATTCTTTAGCTGAACACCCTAACTACCCACAAGCTAGTCCTGACGATAATACTGATGAAAATAATAAAGGTAAATTTTATTGTGGAGGTACCCTTCAGTATAAGTCACTTATTAATAGAGTTTTTGAGGAGGAAATAACAGGAGATGTGTTAACACAAGCATTATTGGATTATCAAAGAATATTTTCAGGTTATGATCTAATAGATTCCACAAATCTTTATAAATTACATGCCCCACAACCATTTCTATTTGGTGCCGAAAAAAGTGTCGGTAGTGATGAAAGATGGTTTGCGTATCCCACTAAAGAAACATACCCACAAAAATTAAATGAGTTTAATACTAGAGATAAATATTTTAAAAACTCTCCTTCAGGAGGTGCAAACTCAGGTGTTAATAAAGTTAAAACCAAGGTAAATCCATCTTTAGTTGGAACACCAAGTGACCCTTTTGAAGATCAGGTATTAGTTGTTATTGCAAAAGCTGGTATGATCCAACAATTAGGTGTGGGAGAAGTAATAACCTTCCAAGACCCAAAATTGTCGGGAGGTTGGGTTAATTTAACAGGAGCAACCCAAAATCAATTTAATAACACCTCAATTACAGGTACTACATTTACAGGTGATTCTGTAACACCAATAGTTAGAACAATAGATTATGCCGACCCCGCATCAAATGGGTCAGGACTACTGCAGTCAACAATATACGTAATTAATACAGGTCAAACTGACTATTATTTAGAATACCCTACCGACATTGAGTATTTTCAAGTAATAACTGGATATACGGTTAATTCATTTACAGGTAATACAAACTTTAGTATTGCCGATTTAAATAAATTCCCTAAGAAATACTTATTACACGATATAGGATTTGTTTATGGTGATGAATGTAGTGTGGGGTTATTAACTCCAGCATTATATTCATCGGGTAACGCAATAGATGCAATTGAAAATAGTGTTAGAAATACTTTAGAGGTTATAATATTAACAAGAGGGGTGGACCCTTTTACCCCTAAACAAGAAATAGAATACGATTTATCAATAATATTTGGTAATTCTTCATATGGGGTTGGACCTATAATTACTGGTAACTATTATTTAAATTACCCTATACAACCATTATCAACAAATAATATTAAACCATTATCTCACGATACTGTTGATAATACAACAAACAATTTATATTTTCCATCATTAATATTTGATCTTACACCAGGTCAATATACAGGATTTACGTCAACATTACCTTACTATTATTTATCAACAGATGATAACTCAGGTTCTTATAGACCTGACATAACGTTCCCTCCGTTATCAACAATATCATCATCACCATACAATTTGTTTACATCATCACCATATAATTGGGTTATACCAAAATATGTTCAAGACTATTTTGTTGGTGGTACGTTTATAGGTTCTTTTTCACAGGCAGGACCAGCATTAAACCCTGTAATATATAATTTTTATGATTCAGTTGGATCGAATAATGATTATGGTACGCCATTCGATGGGTATAATGGATTATACTCAAGAGCATATTATAGATATTTAACTACGACAGTTAACTTCTTGGATGAAACTAAACTTGTGATGAGAAGTGATAGAATACCAACATCAACAAGAACTCAAGATGGTAACGATTCTCAAACAGGATATGGACTACATCAAAATAATAACTTTTATTTCTTTAAGGGTAGTGGGGTTCAGTCAAACCCTAGTATTGGTGGTCCAGGAACACTACCAACAGGTAATTATGCTGACTCAACAGGATTAGTTACGGGATTAACCTCAACATTAACTTGTGATGGTTTGGTTTCGTTACAATGTTACTCAGGTTCAGGTACCGGAATTACCGTAAACCCAAATTGTGATGTACCAAGTAATAGAGTTGTTAAAGGATGTTATTGCCTTTTAAATAAAAAATATATTTCACAATACGATGAAGATGTGAAATTATTTTTAGAATGGAAAGTTAGATACTTGTTAATGTTAGCGGCATGTAGAGGGGTCTTTGCAAGAGTATTCCAAAACAATTGGATAAATGGATTTTTATATATGCCTTCATTTAATAAGACATCCACATATGCAAATAATTCAGTTACTGACCCAACATACAATTACTGTAAAGATACTGTAGTTTTTGATGACGCACAAAATACTTTCTATTATAGATCATCTCCTTGGGATAGATTTGTTAACCAATTCATTGGTAAACCATCACCAACCCCACCAAATAACTTGGCGGCATTATTTATCAATAATCCAGGATATAACGACAAACAAATACAAAGTCCAACAACAATTGTAGATTTAGGACCAAGAGATGAATTCATTAATCAAATATGTAATAATGAAAATTTAGAGGGTTATTTTGCAAACCAATTAAAATCAACTTCATATAGTGATGATTCTGATATTATGCAAATGGGATTCATTTCTAGATTACTGAATCAAACTATAATACAACAAATGTTTCCGGTATCTACAAACGGAAATCAAGGAGAAGGTATAGGTGTTGTTCAGTTCTTTAATAGTACGAGAGGTGGTGATAGAATTGACGGAGATTTTGCACAAGCAATCTCAACAAATAGTGAATTTAAAGTAAATCCTTATTTAGAACAGAACTACCCAAATAACTACTTATTCATTGGAGACGACACCCAATCACCATCAAGACCTATTTTTGGTATTTTCTTTCAAGACAATAACGAGGAAAAAATAACAAGAAAAAAATTAACACCTGGAATACAAACATATAACATTTCACCATTTGTTGGTTATAATTATGGGTATCCATCCACACAAGAAGTTCCATTCTATAAATGGCAAATTACTTCCCCATCAAATTACATTTTTGGGACGGAGAATAATAATTGGTATACATCCCCATTTATAACAAGTGGAGGGTTTTATAAAAACAAATACCAGAGTTTAGATTTCCAAACCTCAGATTATTTTAAAACCACAACAACACAAGAAGGTCATATTGCAAACTTTACCCCAGGACCTAACCCAACAACAGTTAACGTTACTTATGGAGCACCAAACACACCTGGTTTAGACCCTATTCTTGTTGGGGCACCGTTCCATTTTTATTTTGGATTGAATAACGGTTTTACCGCACTTGATAGATTCATTAAACTTTATGTAAATAACGCAGATACAAATGGGTAATAATGAAACTATACAAATATTATTAGGATCTAAAAAGAATAAAATATCCTCAAATGTTGATGAAGCGGTAAGAGTTCCTCTAAATCAAACGTTTAAACAACAAGTTGAATATGATAGAACCGAAGAAATAAATTTGGCTGAGTTGTTTCAAAAAGAAAGAGGAGAATCTACAATATTTAGACCAACAACAAAGATAGTATTTTTATTTAAAAACCAATACAGTGGAGGAACGTCTTATGTTCCATATAGAAATAATTTATATTACACAAACGCTATATCAAATGCGGTTACATCAATAGGTAATCCATCAGCACCTTGGGATGGATTTCCACAATATTATGAATTTGATCTTATTAGGACAGATAATAATGTAAATGGATACACAACAGGTGTGGGTAATCATGTTAGTTTTATTAATAAAAGTGCAACAACATATAATTGGATGTATTATTTAACGTACCCACATTTAAATGTTGATCGACAATTATATGCT